GTTTTCCTGCTCGTCATCATTAGAGCTCTCAGTGTGCTTTGTTAATTGTGGCGCAGTTAACTCATTCAATAGTGAATCAGCATCCCTAGCTATTACATCTTCTGCTGAGCTATTCATTAGAGAACTAATCTCTTTTAATATCTTGGCCTTTATATCCTCTGAGCTATGGATTACCTTTGATTCGGTGCGGTGCGTGAACAGTGAGACTTCGGTCATTGTGCCGATAGTTCTAGCGCATTGAACCTTTACGGCTTGGGAAGTCTCAGGGTCTGTTAGCACGTCCACCAGCGTAGAGACGGCCAATGAGCGCAGGCCTTCGGCAGTTTGATATTTCATTACCTCATTAGCCCGGTTTATAGCCTCTATGGTTTGGGAGATGTTTGGGTTTGACCTGAGCTTGGAGGCTTCAACCTTTGCTGTGTTTGGCTTTGCCTTCGCACTGTAAGCCCTGCGATACGCTCCTGCTCCCGTCTCTCCCTTCGCTATCTCTTCAGCAAATCTTTTTTGTTTCGGTGTTAATCCTTTACCCAGGCCTCCAAGCACATCCACAAAGGGATTGTTTTTAATCTCCTCTTTGATTGATTGTCTAGGCATTTAGACTGCTCCGCTTCGCTATTGATAATGCGCGCGATCATACCAGAACATAACCAGAACTGCAACACTTCGCCACAATCGACCGCTTTAATATTGCATGAGCCGAAATTGTGTGCAATAGATAAAAGCTATCGACCTTCGATTTTGCATAGAAACAAATCATTAGACATTGTCAACTTAACCCCTATACTAACGTTATGCAATATATGTCAATAACTGTTATATTGCATTAAACACAAAGGAGCTTACAAAATGCAAGTTATTCAAGTAGAAATAAAAGACCAGTACGGCGCGCAGACTATTCGCCCGGTATGCCACACCGCGCAACTGTTCGCCAAACTCGCCGGAACCAAAACGCTAACCCGCCACGCACTCGAAACGATCAAAGCCCTGGGTTATCAGATCGAAGTAAAACAACCACTAATCACAATCTAAAGGAGCACATCAAATGCAATATATCCCACGCACCGCGCTAAAGTTGATCGACAAAAAACTAAAGGAGGGTACGCAGTACTATTTCGCCCTGCTCTATGTAGCCGACCGATTCGACCTAAACACAAACGAACTTAGAAAAGCCCACGAGCAAAGATCAAAGGCCGGAGAGCTTTTGAATGATGCACTGCTTACGCTCGGTATGCTTTCCGCTTTCCTTTGCCCCGTGTTCTTTTACTTATTCGCCAGGAGCTAAACCAATGAATTTTGATTATTACACCTACCATATTGGCGAACACTATTTGTCCGCGCTAATCAACGGCGATTATTCCGGGCTAACCGACCAGGAAGAAAAAGAACTAACCGCTTTTATTGATTCGCTCCCGGTATCCGGGCACTTTGATTATCTTTATGAAAGTGCGGACATTAGAGAATGCGAAATTTCAGGACTGTTAAATAATACGATTGATGTGCGTTTATATTTTCAACCCAAGGAGGCTACACAATGAACCAGATAGAAATCGAGGCCGGAGCTTTTACGCTTACGCACTCGCCAAGCGCTCCCCAGGTAGACACGACCGGCGATTTATTCGGAGCCACTCCCGCCCTTAAGATGAAACACCTGGAGAGCTTCGCCCCGGCGATGTACTTTGCCTTAATTGAAACCTTAGAACTGCTCACCGACCCAGAGGCAGAGCCGGAGCACGCAGACCAGGTAACCGCAAAAATTCAACAAATACTCAACCAAATCAAAGGAGCTTAAACCATGAAAAACCAAATTATTAACGCGCTTTACACCTTCGCCAACAAACGACCAGGACTAGAGCCCCGCGATTATGTTAGAAGTTGGGACGATAGCGAAGGCCGGGCAACATACCGCGCCGAATCCAGGAACATAACCAAAGACCTAAACCACGCCCGCGCACTACTTCGCCGGGTAGAGCTTTCAGGCATCACCGCCGAGCAAATAATTGAGGCATCAAAGGAGGCATTCTCAGGGCGTTTAACCATTACCGCAACAAATGACGGGATTGTAAAAATTGGTTATTGTGTAGGGCAATATTTTCCGACCGAATACAGAAAGGCAGTTGCTTGCGTATGCGCTCGCGCATTATGGAACTATTGGCGCGAAGATTCAAAGACCGCGGACAGTATTAGACAACTCGCCCGCCGTGAATTTCCACGCGCTATCGCTCGCGCTTACTTTAACTAAGGTCAAACAATGAATAATTTAATTATTGCCTACCATGCAAAACACGAACGAAACGGATGGGGCGAAGTATGCAGACACCCGGCAACCTGGGAAGGATGGCACGATTTTGACCGCTCCATGATCGCAGAGCTAATTAAAAACGGCTCGGAGGTTATCACCTGCGGGTGGAATATGTACCAAGTAATTAAGGAGGCCAAACAATGAACCACACCGAACGCGACTATATACAAGCCGGCTTTGACTTCGAGCGCGGGCGCATCCAGGCAGACATTTTGCGTTTAATGATTGAATCGGAACACATCAGCGACCGCCAGGAGGCGCGCAGATTGATCGACCAGGGACGAGCAGAGGCGAGACGATAGAACCGCTCACAGTCCACGCGCAAGCGCGGATTGTGGGAGCTTTTAACGGCTCAATTCAATCAACTAATAGGAGCTTAAACAATGGAAACTTTAGAACTGAACGAATACCAACTAAACGGATTCAAAGACCGCCGGGAGTATTTAGAGAGCTTATGTGAGGAGTACGACCGCTTAATTGTTTACTCGCTCGCCTCGGTGCTCGGCCCCAATGAGGATTTCGATGGATTAATTACGAGCTTAGAGGACTACTCAGAGGAATACTAAAGCACTACACCCAGGAGAAACCCTGGGTATTTTTGCGCCAGGGTTCGCCCTGGTAATTTTGGAATAGTAACGAAAAAGGAATTAAAAAATGTGGATTGTTTACTACACGGAAAAGTGCCAGATTGTGGGTGATTATTTGGAGCACAAGAAATTTGATAGCTACCAGGGCGCGCGAGCATTTGCCCGGATTAAACGCGGGCGCATTGAAAAACGGCTCGCATTTCAATAATGGAATAGTAACGAAAGGAAACACAAAATGAAAAAATTTATTATCAGAGCTAGTGAAACAGTTTATTACTGGAAAGAAGTACGAGCGAATAGTAAGCAAGAATTAAAAGATGAAATATCAAAAGGAGAAATTCTATTTAACAACGATGACATAGTAGAAGGCGATCATTTTGAATTGATTGATATAGAGGAAATCTAATAATGATTACAGAAAATGAACTAAAAGATGCCGGATATACAGTGCTTAAAAGAGGCGCTTGGCTAAGACTTGACCCAGGGATTCTCTCGAATGACTGGGAATTGATTTGTGCAGATTTAAAAGTTGACCCGAATTGTGACGAGATCATTGTCGCTATTGCCGGAGTTAAAACAATATTTAAAAGGGATGAAAAATGAAATACACAATAATTACAGGCAACCCAGTAGATGGATTTAGGGCTTTAGGAATATTTGATAGTAACGAACAAGCAGTTGATTATGGATCAATGGATTCTGCCATGATCCGCGACTGGTCAATTATGGAGATCGAGGAAATAAAAATAGAAAAAAAGCTAACGCATAAAGAAATGGTTAAGTTGTTAATTGAAGATGATATTCACGAATGGAATAAATCCGGCTCAATGCCTGAGCATATAAAAGATATTTTGTCTGAAGGATTTTGCGGGTATAGCAACGAATCGGAAAAAGAATTGACAGATGAATTAAAGCAAAGAGGTTTATTATGAACGACTTACAACGATCAATACTTAAAAAAGTACTAGAAAAAGGGTATACATTGAATCCAATGGACTATTGCCCGGAAGGGCATTACACCGATTATGACGAGTGGGACTCGGTTAACCTGGGTAATGGATTTGAATTTGATATTAACTTTTATAGTGATGGACAATATTTTTATATTACCGCCTACGATCTAATTCCAACCGACTCAGGAATATTTACCCGTGATAACAGTAGTTTTTTTCACGTTATCAAAATGCCAATAGTGGAGGTAGTATGACAGTAGCAGAACTAATCCAGGAGCTTTTAAAAGTGGACGATATAACCAAACAAATATATACGTTCAATAACCACGAACTGCGCCCGGTAACAATGGTAGACGAGCTATCAGACCGGGTAGATATAAACCTGGGAGACATATTATGAGGCTAACTAAAAGAGATATCATTGAAAATTCAATTATCTACGAATGGGAGTGGCTACAAGAACGCGCCCAGGATGACCCAAAGGTCTACGAGGATGCAATTAAAACCATGCTCAGGAATGGATTCATTGGTTATGAAAATATGAGTAATGACCAATTAATAAACAAAGCTATGGACACCGGGCAATTAATGGAGGACTTATGAACTACCAACGCATTCGATTAGACACTTGGCTACGCACCTACGCGCTACACCCAGAGGACTTTGTGGCCTGGTTTAACCAACTGGACGATCTAAAAGTATTTAAAACTGTTACATTCGCATTAGAGCCGGAGGAATCCACGACCGGTATCGCACAAACAATTACATTGGAAGATCATGGAATTCATACCGCCAACAAATAGGTCAGTTTTCGTCATTTACATAACATCACAAGATGATGGAGTAGTGACGGCGAGTTCTGATTTTGTAGGGGAGAATCAAAACGTCAGGAGGATAGGGCTAGAGGCGCTTAACTACCTCTATGCCTCATCCATATCTGATGAAAAGAATCTATACGTCTCCCCCTCTGTTAGCTCACTTCAGGCTCAATGATCGGAGTAGTGACGAACCAGTAGAAAAAGTACCATTCGCCTTATGATGATCGTTAAAGTCATAGCCGAGGACATCGGAAATCCAATACGGAAATCCAATCTCCTTGGCTATTTTTTCGCCCGTTTGCGACACATCATTATCTGCAATAGTGAATCCAGACTTTAACTGCCTGGCTACTTTAAGCATATTGGATGCTGAGAAACACACATATATCTTGTACCGATACTTAAAAGATTTGAGTACTTCTCTTAGGCTGAGTGCCGTAGCATACCCCTCGCATAGAATATTCTGCCCTTTGTTATCGAAAATGAAAGTGGCTCCGGAAGTGCGTTGCCCGAATAGAAACTTCTTTGTGCCCTCCTCATCTATGAGTTGGCATCCGACCAATGCGCCATCTATACGCATAGGAATGACCAGTATCTTTTTCCCATCCTTGAACCAGACATTACCCTCTTCCTCCTTGAATCCTTTTTTCTCTAAGTAGGGATGCCGTGCTACTTGGGATTGGTTGAGTATCCAGGCCGACTTCTGGCTTGCTTGTCTTTGTTGGTATAGTGTCTTCTCATGTACTGCCTTGGCCTCTCGCGCGAGTTGTGTCAGATTGATACCGACTGTTGTATCCGGCTTCCAAACCGATATCTCTGTCTCTGTTGCGTGATTCTGAACCAGGCCATAGTTACCCATGAATTTAACCGCGCCATTCTTTTTCTTTGGATGATCGTCAGTTGGATACCGCGCCCACCTACCCAGTGGAGGAGTGGCATCTATCAATATGCCGTGCGCTCTTGCAAAATTAACGAAGTCCATAGTCTCTATCCTTACTGAAAATACATTCAAATACTTTCTTATCCGCAAGATAGTAGCCCTTATCCCATATGGAATAAACCACTGGCACATTAAAATCCCTGCGAAGTGTGCTTATATCGCGCCTGAAAGTAGCGCGTGATATCTTTAACCGCTCCATGAATACCTTCAGTGGTAGCGGAGTATTTGCATTTAGTAACTGGTTGTAGATTGGTAATCTTTTAATCATCTCATTGTTCCTTTTTTGATCTTGGTTATGTAAGCCCTTAATTTCTTATCAACGAATGTTTTAACCTCTTTGTTGGGTTCTATTGCTCTGGATGTATCAAGTCCTCTCGGCCATACTCCAAATTTATCCCGGTATGTGTGCGCCATTCGCCCATCCGACCACCCATGATTTCGTTTGTAATACTGCATCATGTACCAGAATTCCTGCTTAGATGTACCGCCCATCGTGCCTGATAGTTCCTCAAGCTCGCCGGCTACGGATGACACCTGGTTTCTTTTCTCTTTGACATAGCCACACCTATGACAAGTATCTCCGCCAGTCCATAGCGCACCGCACCTGGGACACTTGCTTGCCTCTTTCTCTGCCTTTGTGGGTTCTTTCCTGGTCTTTTCTTTACCATCGTCTAGTTCATGTACACCGTTCTGATATACGTCTTCCCAGTCCTCCCTGAACCTGAGATAGTTACCTGAATGATCTAGCCATAAAGCAAACTCTTTCCCCTCGTGCCCTCGCATTACGCGCCCCATCTGTTGGATATGTGAGGATAGTGACTTTGAGAATGGCCGTGCTGATATGCCTATCATTACGTCAGAACAGTCAAACCCTTTGGTTAATATATCAGTGGCTATAAGGCCGTGTATCTCTGTGTCCGGCTTGGAAAAGTCTTTAATAACTTCCTCTTTGAATTCATCCTTATCTCGGTAGCTGATAGATACGAAGTTGTATCCCTGCTCCGCGAACTTCCTGGATAAATCACTGCCGTGTTCTACCCCGGAACAAAACACCACTGTCTTTTTAGGCGCTCCAAATACCTCGTGTGTCTTCTTAATCCACTCGGCTACGATATCCCCAGTAATCTTCATGCCCCTGCTTGTAGACTCTGCCTGTGACCACTCGCCCGCCACTTTCTTTGCTCCTTCCATGTCAATCTCTTTGGCTATGTAAACGCGCAAAGGAACTAACACCCCATCGTCCACCAGGTTCTTTGTTGTAACTGTTGAGATTACATTCTGATATACGTTACCCAGACCTTTAGTAAATGGTGTGGCACTAAGACCAATGACTCTAACGTTTGGGTTTTTCTTGATGAACTCGACTGTCTGATCTCGCGTTTGATGCGCCTCGTCTACGATTAGTAGCTGAAGATCGGGCATATCTTTACGTCTTTCCAGGGTCTGTGCTGAGCATACCTGGATGCGCTCGTAAGGCCGGTATCGCCAGTGGCCAGACTGCATTACACCGTGATCTATCTTGTACTTATCTAACCTGGTACTGGTTTGATTGCACAAGACGATCCGGTCTAAGATCATGGCTGCTTTGTTTAGCTTCTTCTTTGTGGCATCGAGTAGTGCGATAGCCATCTCTGTTTTCCCGGCTCCCGTGGGCGCGTATAGTATCTGTGTCCTATGTCCCTGGGCAAACCCCTGCCGTAGCGCTTCAAGTGTGGCGCTTTGATACTCTCTCAGTTGTAACATTTAATTCTCCACTGCCGGGACAAAGCCCCCGGCTTGGCTATTCAAATCCGTTTTCTTCCTTTAATTTAGTTTCCAATGCTTTATACAAAGTCACGGGGAACATCATGGTATTACCGCCGTTATCCCAATGTTTGTTGACCTCCTCTTGTACGTCTGCGTAAATTTTATTTACTTGGTCATCCGTCAAACCTACCCATTCCCGCGGATTGAGCTGATCTACCATGTCAAATATCGAACTCAGGCAAGTGGGGCAGAATGACATAAGCATGATGCCGAAATAGCCTTGTACACCACCCTCATCATCGGTATAGTCGCACGAACAAGCCGTACATTTGTGTGTTTCAGTATCCATTCTTTTCCTTTAATTTGACTTCCACGGCATGAGCAATAAGGGGTTTTAATTGAAACTTTGGATCAAGCAATATTTCTTGCATTTCCTCATAAGTTAACCCTACCCATTCTTTCTTTTTGTAAAACCCTGCCGCATTCAATACTTGTTCAAGGTTTGGGCCAAACAATTTGGTTGGATACTTATTGTCTGCTTTATCAACTTTGTTTTTAAAGTCTAATATTATTTCTTCAAGATTTACTTGATTCATGTGTTTTTTTCCTTTAATTTAGCGGGGTCGGTTGAAAATTTAACATCACCGGTGGCAACCCAATAACCCTCCCTGTAGCCTTCATAGTGAGCAAGCCATATCCCATTAAGAGCATCTTCAGTCATATGATCAACTTCTTTTTTATTCATCAGCCCGATGTAAGCAAGTTTGCGGTTGGTTGCATACCTTGCCGCATCTTTGTGAAGTAATTCTGCGGGTGTCATGTGTTTTTTTCCTTTAACTTAGACTCTATTGCTTTAAACAAATCTCTTAAACTGTCGCCTTCTTCCCAATCAATATCATCTTCATCAGACAACCCTACCCATTCTTTAGGATGAGTATATAGAAGAACTCCGGCAGATCCGTCTGTAACTTCTCGCCAAATGCCATCATTAAACTTTGCAAACTTGCCCACATGCTTACTTTGCTTGGTTTTGGTTCCCTCATCAATGAGGGAGCCATCCTGCTCTGGTTTTATTCTGTATTCAGCAAGATTATCCCAAATTAAATGCCGTGGTTCATCTTTCCATTCACCATATCCAGGAACTGGTCTATACTGAATTTCAGCACCATCTGCCCATGCGTGAATTAAATCTGCGTGTTTATGTTTCATTCTTTTCCTTTAATTTAGCTTCAATCTCCATCGCCCGCTTCAAGACAATCTCAAGTGATGAACCGTTTACTTTATGAAAGCCGATAGGCGTTTCGGGATACCACTGCAACTCCCAAAGTTCGTCAGTGTCTATGCACTTTTGCATGTCTTCGGGGGAAACAAAGTCATCCGCATCTATGTTGGAATATTCATTAATGTAGTCTTGAATTGATTCGTAGTAGTCTTTATGCTGGTTGTGTGTTAAGTACAACCCCGCTTTGTGGCTTGGCAGATTCATGTGTTCTTCTCCTTTAATGCCCGCTCCACCGCTTTTATAACGCCAATCAAAGGTCTATGTGCACTTATCTGCCACTCCGCTATTGCTCTCATTTGATCATCAGTTAACCCTACCCATTCTTTAGTTTGTGGTGTGGTGTCCGCATATCGAAACAATTCAGCGAATTCACGCAACAAATACGTTCCATGTGATCCATCATCAAATTTAATTTCGGGCGAACCACCCGCAGTTAGCGATTGAACTATGCCAGAATCTTCATCCTCAATGCAAACAACTCTGTCACCTACTTTTGGCATGCGCATATACGCTACCTGTGGTGTGGTGTACAAAGGTTTGTATGTCCAGCCTTCCATCAAATGTCCTTCGGGGTTCTCGTAGTGGATGTCATCCTCTTCCCCATACTCGTTGATCGTCATCCACGCCACAGGCTCACCCTGCTCTTGCTTTGGAAACGCTCGTGCACCACCTCCACAAATTGGACAATCAATTTCTTGCCATCCAAGTCTTGCTAACTGCTCACCTTGCTCTTGATTTAGTGCCTCACGCAATCCATACCTAGCATTTTTAGCAATTGTTGTAGCCGAATCAATGTCGCGAACCATCATGATTGCTTCAAACGCCTCAAGAGCTTGTTTCATTACTTCTTTAGTCATATGATCTCCGTTTCAAGCTTCTTGATCTTTTTCTCTAGCCATTTGATCTGTTTCTTTAGCTCGTCATTCTCATTCTGATACTGATCCCGGCTCAGCTTTACCGCCTTTAA